TCTAACGGGTGAAACCGCGAATAAAACATTTCTTGCACCGCATCATGCCTGTTGTAGAAGGCAACAACGTGCGTACCTTCAGGTGTTACATCAACACCTATGTCTACTGGAGGTAATAATTGCTCAGGCTGTGCCGCACCATCAGCCACGCCCTGCCGATAGCTCACCCAGTCCGGTTTAAACGGCTCTTGCTCAGGCTGTGCGAGTGCTTTCAACTCACGGGCTGCGGCGAGGGCTTTAAGGTGCTTATCAAATGGTATGGATGACTCTTTGTTAATAGGCTCGCTGTTCTCAAGCGCATTAATAATTAAATCAAGTCGGTTCATATCGCCCCCGTAAATTGCAAAATTAAAAAGCAACTTACCATCCCCGCAACCCACCCAAGAAAAAAATAGTCATCGTTCATTTTTTATCCCTCACGGCATTAGCCGCAGCCATCACACCCATGCGCCATGTATCCTTTACAGGAACCATTTCGGTCTTTGCGAAGTCATCAAGCAACTTCGCACAAGCCTCACGCTCTTCAATCTTTCCCGCATCCACAGCACCACAGAAATCTTGCAAATAACCCGCAGCGCACTTAGCACGCTCGTCATCACGCACAAGTTGAGCAAAGCGTTCAAGGTCTATTGCAAGCCCAAACCAAGAAATCGGATTTGTGTTGGGGGTTAATGCCAATCCCGCCTGCTCGGCAAGCTCTTTGATTCGTTCGTTCATGCCACACCCCGCTGCTTAAACACGCCTTGGCTAAATATCTCAGCCGCACGGGCAATGCTCAACTCATCAGTAATGGCTCGGCGTAACCTAACCAATTCGTCAGCGTACTTAGCCGAAAGCTCAGTCAGGTGGTCAACTGTTTTATGCAAACTGTCGATCTGCTCGGCCTGTTCTCTGATGTGCGCTTCTAGTTGGTCAATCAAAGTTTGTAATTCACGATGCTCTTTCATGCTCTTAATCCAAAAGGGTTGTGGGCATACTTGATGACCAAGTTTTCGTAGTCGCTCATCATGGTCAAGCTAGGCTCATTTAAAACGTATTTAGCACGCTCGGTGCGGTCGCCCAAGCGCGTAAGGATGCCTTTCATCTGCATACGCCCTAGCGCGCCGTAAATGTTGCTGCGCTGTACTTTGCAATGGTCTGCAAGCTCTTGAGCTGTGCGGGGCTTGGTGCAAAAGGCTACTATCTTGTCTGCTGTTGTCATTTCTGCCACCTTGCGCGGATTGCTGTTGCACAACTTTCCCAACTAGCGTCAATCCTTTGTCCTTCTGATTCACACAAACGCGCACAAGCCTCACGCTCGTCTTGGCGCACAAGTTCGGCAAAAACCTCAAATTCACCAAGCCAAGCCCATTTCATTTCGTATTCATATAGATAGCCTATCCCCGCTTGCACAGCAAGCTCTTTATGTCGTTCGTTCATGGTCGTACCGCCTCTTTTAACAATTCAATTCGTTCACGGGCCACACGCAAACTGTTGGCGCGCTGGTGCAAGCGCAGCAGCATCTTTACACGCTTGTCGTGCGTGCGTTCGTACTCAAGCATGGCCATCACTTCGTCTTCAGTAAGTGTGGCCATGCGCTCATTTAGTTTTCGCCAAGTGATTTGCATATCTTTCCTCCAGTTTAGTGACAGTAACAAATACTCGGTTGTACGCGCGGGTTGCTGCGTTCATCATCTTTCGTCGGGTTAGCAAAGCAGATTTGGCAGCAGCCAGTTGCGCTCGCAGTAATTCAACTTTCATTTCAAAGCCTCCAAGGCTATATCAGACACGGCGCGCTTGTCGTGCAACGCGCCCCAAATCTTCTCGTCAACGGTATCGTTGGTGAGTAGTACATACACCCATACGTCGTGCGCTTGGCCTGACCGGTGGATACGCCCTACGGTTTGTTCGTAGAGTTCAAGGCTCCAAGGCAATGACAGAAAGACCATCCGGCAACCGCCGTGTTGCAAGTTAAGCCCGTGGCCTGCTGACTTGGGGTGGACAAGTAGCAGCTCCACTTTTCCCGCATTCCAGCGCTCAATAGCGTCCTTGTCGTCGAGAGTGACGGCGTGGGGGTAACGACGCTTGAGTTCGGCGAGTTCCTCCTTGTAGCTGTATGCGATGATGGTGTTGGCACGTTGGTTCTCCTCTAGTAAATCGTCAAGCAAGTTAAATTTGTGGTGGCTCATCCAAATGCCGGTAGACGTGGTGATAAAACTCTTCTCGCCCGCCCATGTGTCGGTGTGATAGATAAAGCCTGACGCCATCTGTTGCAGCTTGCCGGTTACAACTCCTGCGTTAATAGCGGCGATCTGTACATCACCAAAGCGCAGCACAAACTCTTTTTTCATTTCCTTGTACCTGTCCATCTCCATGTTGCAATGCAACTCGACCGTGTGGCAGGGCGGCAGCTTATCAGCGTACTCCCCAGGCTCAAGCAGATAGGTCGCCGGTTTGATACGCGTCATCACATTGCGTAGCGCGTGGGGCCTTGGCATCCACTCACCGTACTCGGGGTTGATCAGTACAAAATAGGTCTGCATAAAGGCACCTTGACTACGCCCGAGCAAGCTCTGGTCAACGATCTTGCATTGACCGAACACGTCTTCTAGGCCGTTAGAGGTAAACGATCCGGTCAGACCCCACCTGACGGTCATAGGTTCGATAACTTTGAGCAACGCTTTGAACCGTGCGCCCGAGGGGTTCTTTAGCCGTGTCAGTTCGTCAAACACAATGCCGTCAAAGTCTAGCTTTTGCTGGGCTAACCATTGCAAGTTGTCATAGTTGGTCACGACAACCTGCGCGCCGAGCGCCTTCAAGCGTTGCGCGGGTGTGCCCACCGCCACGGCTATGTCAAGATCGGGTGCCCATTTACGCGCCTCGGCTGGCCATACGCTTGTGGCGACCCGCTTGGGTGCCAAGACAAGCCAACGCTTTACAGGTGAGGCTTGCATAGCGGTCAATGTAATCGCTGTTTTACCGGCTCCTACAGGGGCGAGAACCATAGCGCGTGGGTGCGTGGCCAGAAAGGTTGCGGCTTCAGTCTGATATGGTCTTAATGTAAGCATCTACTTGTTCCTTAGTCCAAAGACAACTGTAATTTTGGTTTAATTTAGCCATGTCGGCAGCAAAAATTTTTTGTAATTCTGACAATCGACCTCCTTTGGTTTTTAACTCTACAAACCATGTCGCCCCATTGGGCAAACACGCTATGCGGTCTGCCACACCACGGTGGCTTGGCGACGTGAACTTGTACGTCTTGCCCCCTGCGCGTTCGACCGCCCATTTAAAATAATTTTCGATTTCTGATTCTTTCATGTAAAAAAGTATAGCACAAGCAAAAAATCGTGTACAATTAAATTTCTAAACATTAAATTGGAGTACACGAAATGAAAATTAAAACCGTCACTACCGCTTGGATAAGCAATTCTTGCCCCTTGTCGCCTGAACAAATATTGAACCCAACAGGTGAAGTATTATTAAAAGCAACAGCTTTTACAAATACTGATATGTCTGCTGTTGGATGGGTAAAAATCGGCACGGCAACAATTGAGTTTGACTTGATCGACCGCAACGAAATGATTGACAACAAAGTTGTCGCGTTACGCGCAGAGATGCAAACAATTAAAGCAGACGCGCAAGTTAAAGTGCAAAAACTCGAAGATCAATTACAAAGCCTGTTGGCTATTGAGGTGTCAAAATGAATCACTCAACTATCGTCGGCGGCTCGACCGCCAAGCGCGTCATCTCCTGCCCAGCCTCAATAGACATGGTTGCCAAGATGCCCAAACTGCCTAGCAGCAAGTTTGCTGACGAAGGCACGCTATTACATGACGCCATCAGTCAAATCCTCGACTGCAAGGCGACCGACGTCATTGGTATGGTTTACGAAGGCATTACTCTTACACAGGAGTTGTTCGATGACAAGATTGCTGTGGCGCTTGCGGCGTTGGATGAAATTGACCCAACCAAAGAAATGGAGTTTGTTGTGGAAAGCCGCGTCAACTTTGGCGATCTGTTGCCAGGCGTGTTTGGAAGTGCTGACCTTCTTGGCCGGCTCGGTAAGAAGGCAATTGTCTTGGATTGGAAATTTGGTAACGGCGTGGCTGTTGACGCAACTGAAAACTACCAAGGGATGTTTTACGCCGCCGCCGCCATGCGTACGCCTGAAACTGCGTGGGTGTTTGAGGATGTTGAGGAAATTGAAATCATCATTGTTCAGCCGCCGATGATCAAGCGTTGGGTGACAACGCCCGAACGCATCAAAGCGTTTGAGTTGGAGTTGATTTCCGCTGTCAAAGGCCCACGCACTAAAATGTCAACTGGCGAGCATTGCAAATGGTGTGCTGCCAAGCCCACCTGCCCGATGGTTACGGGTGCTGTTGAGCGCGCGCATAAGACTGCGCTGATCCGTCTTGACGCTGAAAAGATCGGCGAGTACCTGACTCAGGCTGAGTTGCTGCAATCGTGGATCGACGACTTGCAAGCGTTGGCGTTTGAGATGCTTGAGAAAAACGTAAAGGTGCCTGGTTGGAAACTAGTCGCCAAGCGTGGCACTCGTCAATGGATTAAAGACGAATACGCAGTTGAATTATTGGGCGACAAGGCTTACGAAAAGAAGCTATTATCTGTCGCTCAAGCCGAGAAAATTATTGGCAAAAAGAAATTCCCGTCTGACGTAGCCGTAAGCGTCAGTTCGGGCAGTACGTTGGCACCCGAGGATGATCCTCGGCCAGCGGTTTTAAATCTAGGCGCGCAACTTGCAAACCTAAAACTTCTCTAAAGGAACAGTAATGTTTAACTTAGCTAAACTCCCCGAAGTAAAATCTCTCAGTACAGCTCTGCGTACTATCCAAGCCGAAGTTGGCCCAACTGGCGTTGTCATCATTAAGATGGACAAGACCGGTCATTGGGTGTTCGGTGCTGACCAAACTGAAGTCGAAGCTGACTCACAATGGGCGGTCAATCCTTTCTCTTTTGTTCACGGCTATATTGCGTGGGGTGATGGAGAAGTGCTTGCCGAAAAGATGGTGTCTGTATCCGATCCATTGCCCGAGATGGACGACGCACCACCAAGCGCCAAGCGCGGTTGGGAAGTGCAGGTAGGCATGAGCATCAAATGCCTCACCGGTGAAGACAAGGGCTTGGAAGCGCGTTATACCACGACCTCGGCCGGTGGTAAGCGTGGCGTACAGACTCTAGCGGTGGCCATCGCTGAACAAGTGGATAAGGATCAGACCAAGCCTGTGCCCGTTGTGCTCTTGAAGAAAGAACATTATCAGCACAAGTCCTACGGTCGCATCTTTACGCCGCTGTTTGACATTCAGTCGTGGGTGTCGATGGATGGCGAAGAGCCAGTTGCCGAAGCTGAAGTAGCAGAGGCAGCACCCGCACGTCGTCGTCGCGGCGCATAAAGGTTAGGGGGCGGTTAGGCAAGCAATTGAGGATGTCGTAAGTGCGCGTTTTTCTTGCCTTCGGGCGCACAGATAGCAACGACCAAATCAACGCCCCCACCTACACTTATGAAAAATTGTATAACTTGCGGAATTGCGTTTTTGCCAACTTGTAGCTGGCAAAAATATTGCACTGTAAAATGTAAGCGCCATACCCCCACAAAAAGTTTAACCACTAAAAAATACCAACAATCGCGCCGAGATTTAATTAACAAAATTAAACTTGAATTTGGTTGCGTTAAATGCGGATACAAATCACATTCTGCTGCGCTTGATTTTAACCATGTGCGTGGGGATAAATTGTTTAATGTAAGCCAAGACCCTAAAGTTGCGTTGCATAAACTATTAGCCGAAATACAAAAGTGCGAAGTTTTGTGCGCTAATTGTCATCGCATACATACTTACGAAAATAGACATTGGCAAACAAATAGGGGGGAAAGAAATGTCAATACTTTGGCTTGACTATGAAACTCAGTCACATTGCGATTTGATAGCCCACGGATCGTATAACTATTGTAAGCACCCTACAACTAAGATGATTTGCGCGGCGTATGCGTTTGATGATGAAGACGTAGAGTTATGGTGGGCGCATGAGCCTGTGCCTAAACGGTTACGCGAATATTTTAAGTTTGGCGGTTTAATATATTGCCACAACGCAGGGTTTGACCGGTTGGTAACTTGGTATGTTGTTTGCAATGATTACGGCGTGGCTGAACCGGCGCTAGAGCGTTGGTATTGTACGGCTACGCAAGCCCGTGCTAATTGCGCGCCAGGTTCACTTGAAGATGTTGGTAGGTTTGCGGGCGCTTCAATGAAGAAAGATCATAGGGGTAAGCAACTTGTCCGTCAATGTTGTATCCCGCCGTTCAATATTAACCCCGAAATACTGCATGAGTTAGGCGAGTATGCTAAACAAGACGTCCGTGCGATGCGCGCGATCAGTCAGAGCCTACGCCCCTTATCTGATGAAGAGTTGGAGGACTACCATGTCAACGAAAAAATCAACGACAGAGGCGTCTTGGTGGACGTGCGTCTTGCCGACGCAGCCATCAGTTACGCGGCCACCGAACTCGAAGACATACAGTCCATTGTCCGAGCCGTCACCAATGGCGCGATCACGTCAGTCCGTTCGCCGAAGATGCGCGAATGGGTCAAAGACCGGTTAAGTACAGAACACCTTAAACTCATGGAGGTTGAAGATGGAAAGTATTCGATTGACAAGCGCGTGCGTGCAAACCTGCTTGCAACGTCAGACCTACCACCGGACGTTGAACAGGTTATCCAAGCAGCCGATGATCTCTGGGCGTCGAGCGTTGCGAAGTTCTCACGCTTACGCGACTTGGCAGATGTGGAGGACAATCGCGTCCGTGGAGCCTTTGTGTTCGCCGGAGGATCGGCAACAGGTCGCGCGTCTTCTTACGGCGCGCAAGTCCACAACTTCACGCGCAAATGCGCCAAAGCGCCCGAGTCAGTTAGAGATGCAATGGTTCAAGGACACCCCATCGTTCCCGAGTTTGGTAAGAGGGTCACAGACGTCTTAAAAGGTATGCTCAGGCCGGCAATCATACCCGCCAAGGGTAAGTCCTTGGTGGTTGCCGATTGGGCGCAGATCGAAGCGCGTATGACCCCGTGGTTGTCAGGGCGCGGCGATGACGTGCTAGATGTGTTTAGATCAGGGCGTGACATCTACGTCAGAGAAGCCGCTGCCATGTACAAGATACCCGAGTCGGAAGTCACGCCCGACCAAAGGCAGATTGGTAAAGTCGCCATCCTTGCTTGCGGTTTCGGCGGGGGTATCGGCGCGTTTTCTGCGATGGGTCGTGCCTACGGGTTAACCATGAGTGAATCAGACGCGCAACGCACCGTTGACGCCTGGCGACGCGCTAATCAATGGGCAGTCCGGTACTGGCAAGAGCTAGAGTTGGGCTACACGACCGCCATGCGAAACAGGAACAAAGAAATCGTGGCGGGTAGGGTTACCTATCTGTTTGACGGCCAACACCTGTGGTACGCTTTACCCTCGGGTCGCATCCTCTGCTACCCCTACGCCAAACTAGAAGAAGATGGAATTTCGTATGCCAAAGCCGCATGGAAGCCCGCCGCCGATGCAAAGGAATGGCCACGCGCACGACTCTGGCGGGGGCTTGCGTGTGAGAACATTACCCAAGCCGCCGCAAACGACGTATTGCGCCGGTCTTTACGGCTTTGTGACGAAGCGGGTTTGCAAGTAATTTTGCATTGCCACGATGAAATTTTGATAGAGTGCGACGAAAATAAAATAGAATCTTCAACTGCAATTTTAACTGATATAATGTGTACGTCACCTGATTGGGCAGATGGTTTGCCCTTAAACGTAGAGATTAAGGCTATGACGCGATATGGTAAATAATTTGCCCACCCAAGCTAGGCTAAAAGAATTATTTATTTACGACCCCGATAGCGGGGTTTTTACGCGTCGTATTTCTACAGGGCGTCACGATAGACATAAAGCGGGCAAAGTCGCGGGCACAAAAGGCATTTACTGGCATATGCACGTTGATGGTAAACGCTTTGTAGGGCATCGTTTGGCGTGGATGTATGTGTATGGCGAACCACCAAAAGAAGACCTTGACCATATAAACCAAAATAAATTAGACAATCGTATTGAAAATTTGCGCGAAGCGACACGACGTCAAAATATGCAAAACGTGACGCTTCACAAACATAACAGTAGTGGTTTTAAAGGTGTTGCGTGGCATAGCCTACGCAAAAAGTGGCGCGCGTATATTTTTAACGGATACAAGCAAACGCATTTAGGTCTATTTGAAACATTAGATCAGGCCGTTCAAGCGAGAAAAGCCGCAGAATCTCAATACCATACGCATCGTTTAACCGCATAAAAAAAGACCACCGGCTAGGGTGGTCTAAAACAACTAAGGAGTAGTGCAATGACATTCGTAGATTATATATCCAAAGTCGCCCCCGAGGGTGAAACTTGCCTGTTGATTAAGCAAAAGCCCGTTGGTTCTGAGCAACACGCCGATGGGACGCTCAAGGCGACATGGCCAGCCTTTTACCCCCACGAATATAAGGCGGGCGGGGCGTGGTACGCCAACACGGCGTCGTTTGTGGTCGAGCGGTTTAAGAGTAAACCTAGCGCAAGTATCCACAACTGCGATCATGTTGCGTTCTTGGTGCTTGATGACGTGGGCACAAAAAGCAAAGCGCCCCCACTTGAGCCAACGTGGAAGATTGAAACGTCGCCCGATAACTTCCAGTGGGGTTACACGTTCGCCCTTGATGATCAACCCACGCATCAAGTATTCAGCGCGGCCATCAAAGCAATCGCCGAGGCTGGCTTCACGGACAAGGGCGCAACCAACGCGGTACGCAATTTTAGGATCCCAGGCTCGGTCAACTTGAAGCCCGACCGCGATAAGTTCGTATCGGTGCTTACCGAGTTTCACCCCGAGCGTGAGTTTTCATTACCCCAAATAATGGGCGCGTTTGGTGTCGTGGCGGGTGAGGTTGAATCTAACGCCTACCGCCCGATCAAGATTGAAGACGACGGGTCGGACAACATCTTTGCGTGGCTTGCCGAGAACAGCCTAGTCATCTCACGCCCGAATTCTGAGGGCTGGGCGGGCGTGGTTTGTCCGAACAGTCACGAACACACGGACGGCAACCCCCAAGGGCGGTATAACCCAAGTATGCGGGCTTACTGCTGTCTGCACTCGCATTGCTTGCAACTCGATAGCCACATATTCTTGGAGTGGGTCGAGAGCCAAGGTGGGCCGAGCGCCGCCCCAGGGCTGCGCGATGAATTATTAGCTAGAACAATGGCCAAGGCGTATTCTGTTATCGCCCCCACTACGGCCTTCCCCGATGATGTTAAAAAACGCCAGTCGGAGATTGAAACCCGCGAGCTCGGGCGCGTACAGAAAAAGGAATGGTTTGGCCGCTTTGCTTACATACAATCAGACGACGCTTATTTTGACCTTCAAGACCGTCGGGAAATTTCCCGTGGCACTTTTAATGCGCTCTACCGGCACATAACGTGCAAGTCGATCCGTACCGGCCGTCACGTCGAGGCTAGCGTGTCCTTTGACGAATTGCGCCAAGAGAATGGTGCCCCCGCGTTGGTTGGGATTACCTACGCCGCCGGTGAAACTGTCTTAGTCAGTCGAGGCGGTGACGTGTACGGCAATAGATGGAGGGATGCTAGATCCGTAGGCGTGGCCGGTGACGTTACCCCGTGGATCAATCATTGCCGGCACCTAGTGCCCGAGCCCGAGGCGCTAGAGCATTGTTTTAATGTGATGGCATATAAATTACAGTACCCCCAGCGCAAAATCAACCACGCGATACTACATAAGGGCCCCCAAGGGATAGGCAAAGACACAATGTGGCACCCGTTTATTGAGGCCGTGTGCGGGCCCAACGCGGTCAATCGAGGGTTACTCGATTCGGACACAATGAACTCGCAGTTTAATTACGCGCTTGAGAGCGAGATATTGATATTAAATGAGCTCCGCGAGCCCGACGCGCGCGACCGTCGCGCGCTAGCGAACAAATTAAAACCGATTATCGCCGCGCCCCCCGAGTACTTATCGATCAACCGTAAGGGCCTTAAACCGTACGATATGGTTAACCGGTGCATGGTCATCGCGTTTTCTAATGACGCGGTGCCGATAACCCTAGATAGCCAGGACCGCCGGTGGTTTGCCCTAAGTTCTAACGTGGCCCGCATGACGCCCGACGATAGCCAACGGCTTTGGGCGTGGTTTGCCCGAGGTGGTTTAAGCGCGTGCGCGGCGTGGCTGGCCGCGCGCGACGTGTCGGCCTTCAATCCGTCGGCCGCGCCTCCCGTAACTGAATTTAAACTTACCCTTGTCGAGCAGGGTATGTCGGCCAATGAATCGTACCTAGTCGATTTAATCCGCGCCCGCGTGGGCGTGTTTGCCGGTGGCGTTGTGGCGTCGCCCTTCCACGCAGTTTGCGATACGTTGTCCTTAGGTGCCCCAGGCGCTTATAAAGTGTCGCAGGGCGCACTATTGCACGCGCTGGCCGAGTGCCAGTGGGTAGACTGTGGGCGCTTGGCCACGCGTGACTTGCAAACGAAAAAGCAGGTCTATTGCGCCCCTGAGCTCGCGGGCCTTAAAAAATCAGACCTGCGCGCGATGGCCGAGAGCACAGCACCGCGCGCCGGTTCACCCTTGGCTAGTGTGACACCTATAAAAAAACCCGCCTAAGCGGGTTCTGAGGGTTTGCGAGCGGGTTATAGGTCGAATACTAGAATGAGTAAGATAACCACGGCGGCCGCGATAAGCGATATAGTCATATCGGCATTAACCCCGCAAAGACGGGATGCAAGCGCGGGATATACGCGCCTATGTCGCTTGGGTAGACGTGCGTAAAGTAACCACGCTCGCACATACTGCGAAGGGTTACCGTGTCGCTGATTGAGTAGACGGTATAGGCGCGGTTTTTGACGTGCACGACGTCGCCTACTTCTACGGGTTGCCCGTTTTTGTATTTCATGTTGTCACCCCCCGGCGACGCAAGGCGACATAATGAAGTAAAACGTGCACGCGCGTCATGTAAATTGTAGGGTTTGCTGCGCTGCGCTCAATCGTCGCCGTGGGCAAACCCAATAAAATTTCTAAGTACTCTTGCTTAGTAATCATTTGATATCCAATACGATTTTAAGAAAATGAATAACCTTATCCGCGTCAAAATGCGACGCGTCAGGATTCTCTAATAACGCTAGCGCACGCTCGCATCCCAAGCGAAGCGCGGCCATCTCAATAATTTCTAGGTTTGTCATGTCCGGCCCCTTAAATTGTGCAACAACCACAGCACGGCGCGTCGATGCAGCGGCCGCGCGCGTTACGGTAGAAAGTACTGGCCTTGTCGCCGTCAAATAGTGTCACAGCGATGGCTTTGTTTTCTGCTACCAATACGGCGCGCTTTTTTGCTTTGTTATAGTCGATTAAATCGCCGGCGTTAAATGGCCGGCCCGTGGCCGAGCATATGCCGGCGTACTTTGCATTCATTCTCATTTGAAATACTCCACACGTGGCACGTTACGGTACTCTTTAAACCCGGCGTCATATGCCGCGCGGGCCGCGGGTTTATCTTCGCGCTTTTCGACACCTAGAGCACGCCTAAGGTAATCCATCTCAAATACTGCGCGCGCTTCGTCGCGCTCGTTACGGGCCACGGCAACTTTTTTGCCAATGTCAAAATAAAATTCTAGAGTGTTTAGCATTTTGAATAATCCTAAGTAAGGCCCGCGTGCGGGCCGTGGGGTTTACGCTGCAACTAAAATGGGGGTAACGCGCCGTGCATGGCCAAGCGCGTGATCTGCAATAACTATATTTTTGGCCGCTTTCATTTGCCCGGCACATAACATGCAGTTATCGCACGTGGTTTTTTTGCCGCTTTCGGCGCTTGCGGGACAAGAGATCTCGCCGGCGCGCTTGTCTAAACCTATTGATACCCTAAACGTGCGATATGAGAGCTCTTGTGCTTCAAGCGCTTGCTCGGCCGTGTCAGCGCTTGCCATTACTAAGCTTGACCACCCAAAGTGATCAAAGCCGGCGCGTGACCATTGATGCGTGTATCCAACGTGATCGGCCGTGTATTGTGTCAGGGTTTGCCAAAGTGAAACGGGAGCGGCCGCGCCGTCGCCGTACGTTCCTATGCGCAGTTTTTTGCCAGCTAGTATTATCGCGAGCTCTTGTGGTGATACCTTAACGTACCGGCCGCGCTGGTAAGCTTTAAACACAGCGAGCACTGAGCGGCCCACGTTAACGTAGCATTGTGGCTTGCCCGTTTTTTTGGCGTTTATCGGCCTGTGCTCGCACTCGCCACAGATAGCAGCGTCGTCGCCGGTCTCAAGCGCTTCGACCGGATTAACATCCGAACGGATGATAAACGATTGCACCAGCGCGCCGGTCTTATCGTTGGCACTACTAGAGTGAACCTTATTGATAATAACTACAATGGGATCGCCGGTTAACTCGGACGGACCTTCATATGCGATATAGCCTAGAATTTTTGTCATTTTAGATTACCTTAGAGTGAAGTTTATTTTGTGGGGTATTACAAAAAACAGGCGACTAGCAAAGCCAAACACATTAGCAAAGCTGCAACGATATCGGAAAGTTTAGACATATTAGGCACCTTGAGTAATGGCCGCTTGCGCGGCCGTGAGTGTTTATTCGGTGAAGTAACCGTACACCTCGCTCAAGCCGATAATGGCGTAAGCAAGAATAAAGGGAGAGAACACGATAGTCAGTAAAATTAAAAAGTCCATTTTTCGCTCCGGGTGTTTACTTAAGAGACTCTAGTGTACAGGATTTTATAGCATTGTGCGAAGTATTTTGCTTTTTGTGAGGGTTTGTGAGGTTTGCAAAATGAGGGTAACGATTAGGGTAACAGTAAGGTAACTTTTTGGGTATTGTTTTAGGGGTAAAAACGCGGGGATTGCCACGCGAAACCCCTTTAAAATCAATATGTTAGTTAACTTGTAGGGTAAGTTTATTGTTTTACTGATAGCATTTAGAATTTAGATATATATTATACTGTATATATGTACAGTAGTGTATATGTCGCACGGTGAGCGCAAACACACGGAGTGAGGCTTGCGACTTAAAAAGGCACTTTAAAGTTGCCTACATTGCCCTTCAAGGAATACTTAGGAAGATGTAATCCTAAGACTTAGTGAGTATTTATCCTAAGACTTAGTGAGCCACTCACTAAATCTTAGTGGCTAAGACTTAGTGAGTGGCTAAGACTTAGTGAGTATTTGTCCTAAGACTTAGTGAGTATTGTTGCATTGCACCAAATCCTAAGACTTAGTGAGGTTGTCCAACAACCTAAGACTTAGTGAGCTTGTAGGTTGTCCAACAACCTGGGGGCTGTGAGCGTGGTGGCACTAAGGATTCGATAGGGGGGGGGAGGACCCTGGCGGGGAGCCCTAGCTAGCGGAGCGTTCACCAACAAAATTTTTTTTATAAAGATTTTGGGCATTGCCAACAATGCCTACATTGCCTACAATCGGCAAATGCTATCTTTACACTTCACACCCCGCGAGGTTCGCGCCACCGAGTCGCGTTTGCAGCGCGTCTACGAAGCCGCACGTCTAGGGCTATCGGAAAACGCCATAGCGATCCGCGCAGGGATGATGCCTGTCGAGTTTCGCAAGATGTGCCAGCTAGACCCTGTGGTCGAGATGGCAATCGAACAGGGTCGCGCAGATTCTGAGGCAGAGATGTCACAAGTCGTGCGTGACGCAGCGTTAGATGGCGACGCTAAGATGGCGTTGGAGTTCTTAAAACACAAGCACGATTGGGTCGCCAAGCAGCAAGTGCAAGTAGACGTGACGCAACAGATCAGCATCATCACCGCGCTTGAGCAAGCCGAACAGCGCCTTACTATAGATATGGAACCCACGGATGCAAACGACACAGTACAGCGCCGCCGAAGAGATGCGCCTCATGTCGGCGCTCTGGTCACCCAAGATCAAAGATGACCCACTAGCGTTTGTACTTTATGCGTTCCCCTGGGGTCAGAAAGGTACGCCGCTAGAGAACTTCACCGGCCCACGCAAATGGCAGCGCGAGGTGCTGTCTGACCTAACCGCCCACATTAAACAAAACGGCGGCAAGGTTGACTTCGACACGTTCAGGATGGCAACAAGCTCAGGGCGCGGTATCGGCAAGTCGGCATTAGTCAGTTGGTTAACTTTATGGATGCTCTCCACACGGATTGGCTCGACCACCATCATCTCGGCGAACTCGGAGTCGCAGCTCAGAAGCGTCACTTGGGCAGAGATTACCAAGTGGCTTGCCATGTCTTTGAACAGCCATTGGTTTGAAGTCAGCGCCACACGCCTCATGCCCGCCAAGTGGATCACAGAGTTGGTTGAGCGTGATCTAAAGAAAGGCACACGCTATTGGTCGGTTGAGGGCAGGCTGTGGTCAAGCGAGAACCCTGATGCGTATGCGGGGGTTCACAACTACGACGGCGTGATGGTGATCTTTGATGAGGCGTCCGGTATTGATGACGCCATTTGGGCAGTGACTGCGGGCTTCTTTACCGAGAACACACCCAACCGCTTTTGGTTAGCGTTCTCAAACCCGAGGCGCAACACTGGTTACTTCTACGAATGCCACAACTCCAAGCGTGACTTTTGGCAGACTAAGATTGTGGACGCAAGAACGGTCGAGGGTACGGACAAAGCGGTGTATCAGCAGATCATCGACGAGTATGGTGCCGATTCAAGCCAAGCCGCGGTGGAAGTCTACGGTGACTTCCCGTCGGCGGGTGATGATCAGTTTATTTCAAGCCTCATTGTCGATGAAGCGATGAAACGCCCCAAGCTCAAAGACCTATCCGCACCCATTATCGTGGGTGTTGACCCTGCACGCTTTGGCTCGGACTCAACCGTCATTGCGATCCGCCAAGGGCGTGACATTATTGGCATCAAGCGCTTCAAGGGCGACGATACAATGACCGTGGTCGGGCACGTCATTGAGGCGATCGAGGAATATAAGCCCGCTTTGGTGGTCATTGACGAGGGCGGCGTGGGCGGGGGTGTGGTGGATCGCTTAAAAGAGCAACGCTACAAGATTAGAGGGGTCAATTTTGGTAATAAGTCCCGAAATCCGCTAATGTATGGTAATTTAAGGGCGCAAATGTGGGGTGATATGCGTCAATGGCTTAAAACAGCGTCGATTCCTAGTGACAGAGTGCTTAAAACTGATTTAATATCACCGATAATGAAGCCGGATTCAAAAGGAACTATCTTTTTGGAGTCGAAAAAGGACATGAAAGCGAGGGGGTTAGCGTCGCCAGACGCAGCAGACGCTATCTGCGTAACATTTGCCTTCCCCGTCGCACATCGTGAATATGTTGCACCAAAGCGTCAAAATTATTCACCTAGTGGTATGGCTACAAGCTGGATGGGTTCTTGATATGGATCAAAATATGTTAGCAAGCCAAATGCAAAACGTAAAAAATGCTTTGCTGCCTGTTAACGTGCGTCAATTTGCAAGCCATTTATTTGGTAATAGGTCGCCGATCACAGAGTCCCAGTTTTCACCAGAGGACTTAGCCGCAATACGCTTTGCTATTGAAAAACAAGGCGGCGGCGCATCAGGCTCTATTGGGTACGGAGATTACAGCCCCCAAGGGTTTTCAAGTTTTGCAGACCCTGGCGAGAATTTGTTTAGTATGCTAAAAAATAGTTATACTGACCCTGCGTATCGCATGGAAACCACGCTTGGTCAGGCTTCATACCGCCAATTGCCAGACGGTTCGTATGTTGTTGAAGATAAATATAATTTTAACGCCCCCTCAAGGCAGTATGTAAACGATAAGTTAAAAGAGCAAAATTTTCTTTCTTTGGCTGTTAATGCATACAAAAACCGTGGCTTATCAGGCGTATTAAATTTGTTAGGGAATGTTTATGGGGATACAGAAAGCGAACCTGGCACACCCGTATCTATTAAATTACCTTTAAATAGCGTTAAAAAATAACTTCATAAATAGGAGCTTAAAAATGTCAAATTCACAATCAATCGGTGTCGCCTACTCTGACCCCGAATTCACAACTTGTTATGCAACCGATGAACTCGGTTACTCAACCGCCGCTCAAGGCGCGGTGACCCAAGCCACAAGCAAATCTACCGGCGTGACCTTAAACAAGTCAATGGGTAAGATCACGATGAACGGTGCAGCCTTAGCCTCCGGTGCAACGGTGTTGTTTACGCTCACCAACAGTAAGATTTCAGCCAATGACGTGCTGATTGTCAACCTCGGCTCGGCGGGTACAAGCGGTGCGTACTGGCCATACGTCGCAAACGTAGGCGCGGGAACTGCCGTGATTGGTTTGTACAACAACACCGCCGGTTCGTTGTCCGAAGCTGTTGTGGTCAACTTTGCCATCATCCACGGTCAGTAATTATGCCGCTGAAGAAATCAGCAAGCAAAGAAGCCTTCCGCGCAAACGTGAAGGCGGAAGTCAACGCCGGCAAGCCCATCAAGCAAAGTGTGGCGATAGCATACGCAACTAAACGTGCAGCAGCAAAGAAGAAATGATCAAACCCCTACACGACAACATCGCAGTACGCCCCGACCCGTTTGTGCAAAGCGGGTTGATTATCATGCCCGAAACAGACACCCAAACAGGTGTGGTGGTCGCTGTTGGTGCAGGTAAGAAGGACTCTAAACGCCCCCTAATGGTCAAAGTTGGCGACCATGTCATGTACAGCGGTACAATTGACCGTAAGTATGAAGATTTAATTTTAATGCGTGACAAAGACATTATTGGGTTGGTATGAGCAAAGACATTCTCGACACCGCCCGCCATCGTATGACGATGGCTATTTCCGCTTATTCTGACTCCCGTGAAGACGAGTTAGATGATTTACGTTTTTACGCAGGTAGCCCAGATAACAATTGGCACTGGCCCGCCGACGTACTCGCTACGCGCGGCGCAGTTCAAGGTCAGACCATCAACGCCCGCCCTTGCCTGACCATCAACAAGCTCCCCCAGCACGTTCGCCAAGTCACCAACGACCAGCGCCAAAATCGTCCGAGTGGGAAAGTAATCCCCGCCGACGATAAGGCTGACGTTGAAGTCGCTGAGATTTTCAACGGCATGGTGCGTCACATTGAGTATATGTCCGACGCTGATGTGGCGTATGACACCGCTTGTGAGAACCAAGTGGCGTACGGCGAGGGCTACATTCGGTTGCTCACCGAATACGAAAACGCTAATTCGTTTGATCAAAACATCAAGATCGGGCGCATTCGTAACTCATTCTCAGTCTACATGGATCCGACGATCCAAGACCCTTGCGGGTCTGACGCCCAATGGTGCTTTATCACCGAAGATGTGATGAAAGAAGATTATGAGCGTATGTTTCCCGACGCTCAACCTATCTCTTCTATCCAAGCCCAAGGCGTGGGCGATGCCTCGCTTGCCCATTGGATTAACGAAAACACGGTGCGAATTGCCGAGTATTTCTACGTTGAGCATGAGAAAGCAACCCTAAACTTGTACTACGGCAATGTGAGTGCTATGAAAGGCTCACCCGAAGACAAGCAGATGGCTGCCAATGGCATGAAGCCGATTAAAAGCCGCATTGTTGACGTCAAACGGGTCAAATGGTGCAAAATCAACGGCTTTGAGGTGCTTGAAGAGCGTGATTGGGCAGGTGATTGGATTCCCGTCGTGCGAGTGGTGGGCAACGAATTTGAGGTCGATGGGCGTCTGTATGTGTCGGGGTTGGTCAGAAACGCCAAAGACGCGCAACGGATGTACAACTATTGGGTAAGCCAAGAGGCTGAGATGTTGGCGCTCGCCCCCAAAGCCCCATTTATTGGTTACGGCGGGCAGTTTGAAGGCTATGAGCAGCAATGGAAAACGGCTAATACCACCAACTGGCCATACCTAGAGGTTAACCCTGATGTGACTGACGGCATGGGTGGCCCATTGCCCTTGCCCACACGTTCACAGCCCCCTATGGCGCAGACGGGCTTAATTCAAGCCAAAATGGGCGCTAGCGACGACATTAAGGGGACTACTGGGCAATATGACTCTAGCCTTGGTGCGACCTCTAATGAGCGTTCTGGCAAAGCTATTATGGCGCGCGAGCGTCAGACTGATACCGGCACTTACCATTACGTTGACAACTTGGCACGCGCCATCCGTCACATCACTCGACAGATCATTGGCTTAGTGCCTAAGATTTACGACACGCAGCGGGTAGCTAGAATCATTGGCGAGGACGGGGAAACTAGTCAAGCCAAGATTGACCCTATGCAACAAGAGCCGGTTAGAAAGATTACTGATCAAAACGGCATTGAAATTGAAAAGATTTACAACCCGAGCGTTGGCACTTACGACGTGATGGTAACGACCGGCCCGAGCTACATGACCAAACGCCAAGAGGCGTTAGAGTCAATGGGGCAGCTACTCCAAGGCAATCCACAACTCTGGGCAGTCGCCGGTGACTTGTTCATCAAGAACATGGATTGGCCAGGCGCTCAAGAGATGGCTAAACGCTTTGCCAAGACCATTGATCCTAAACTGATGGATGATGGTGACAAAGACCCCGCCCTCCAAGCCGCCGAGCAGCAGATGCAAGCCATGGCTAAGGAAATGGAGCAGATGCACGGGATGCTACAGAATGTGGCTAAGTCAATGGAAGTCCAAGAGTCTGAGCGCAAAGATTATGAGGCTCAGATTAAGGCTTTCGATGCTGAAACCAAGCGTATCTCAGCGGTGCAAGCCGGTATGACTTTTGAGCAGATTCAGGACATTGTGCAAGGCACCATTGCGGCTGCGTTGGACACAGGTGATTTGATTGGTGGTGCGCCCCAACGTGAGCAGTTTGAAATGCCGCCGATGGAGCAGGGTATGCAACCGCCTGAACAGGGCATGATGCCACCTGACCAAATGATGCCCCCACCTGAACAGATGCAACCGCCCCCAATGATGGAGCAACCACAATGAAGTGCAACGATTTCGTAGGAATGCTGTTTTTGGCTCGCGACGTGGTGCATAGTGTGCATTTGAACACTCGAAGCTACGCCAAGCACAAAGCACTCCAAAAGTTCTATGAGAACATCATTGACTTGGCTGATTCGTTTGCCGAGGCGTATCAAGGGCGACATGGCTTGATTGGGTCAATTACCTTGCAATCGGCTAAGAAAACAGCCAATGTGACCGAGTTTCTTGAGAACCAACTTGAAGAGATTGAAGAGTGTCGCTACAAGGTGTGCGGCAAAGACGATACGCCGCTTCAAAATCTGATTGACGGGATCATTGAGCTTTATTTAACAACGCTCTACAAGCTGAAATTTCTTTCGTAAAGGATTATCGTGGAACTTCTTAGACCAGTTAGTGATGCTATTTTTGCGGCTAAATCGGTTGCCTTTACCGGTACTGCCGGTTCGACAGGCACATGGCCAGCAGGGCCTCAAGGCGTACTGATCTGGTCAACGACCGATTGCTATGTACGAGTGGGTGCAGGGGTGACAGCCACAACTTCTGACACGCCTGTGCCGTCTTATACCCCGATCACGTTCTATGTGCCCTACATCACGGGCGAGCCGTGGCGTGTGAGTGCCATTCAGATTAGTGCGGGCGGTACGGTTTACGCCAAACCAATCAACAAGGAATAACATGGGGCGCTTGCGTAATGGCGTAGGGGTTGGGATTAGCAACATCCCTACGTTGTCGTCTAAACGCCCTTTCAGCCCCCTGTCGCTCTTTGCCGACGGTAGCCAAGGCGTTTGGTATGACGATAGCAACACCGATTCAATGTTTCAGGATTCGGCTGGCACAATACCCGCTGCACTTGAATCGCCTGTTGGCAAACAACTAGACTTGTCGGGCAACAACAACCATCGAACTCAAGCCACCTCTGCAAAACGTCCAACCCTGTCGGCACGGTATAACTTGCTGACGGATACTGCTGTTTTAGCCACACAGTCAATCACCACGGTGGCAACAAGTTACACAATTTACTTTACGGATTCAGGTTCGGTAACCTTGGCGGGAACTTATATTGGTTCATTTACCGCAGGAACAAACACGTTTACCGCCACTGCGGGTACGTTGGTTGTGACGGTTACAGGTTCAGTATTAACCGCTGACATTCGACCTACCAACCAAACCACCACGCTACCTGCGTACCAAGCGGTAGTGACTAGTTCAAGCTACGACACAGTAGGGTTTCCTCAGTACATTAAATATAACGGCTCAAGTTCATCACTTTCAACTGCAAGCATTAACTTTACTGCCACGGCGCAAATGAGTGTGTTTAGTGGGGTACGAAAATTAAATGATGTTACTGGGGTTATAGCAGAATTAAGTGTGGTATTTAGTTCTAATAATGGATCTTTTTTATCGGCTAATTCTGGTGCAGTTGCAAGTGATTATTATTTGGGAACAAGAGGCACAGTAAATAAATTTGCAACAAAAACAGGGTTTTCTTCGCCAACAACAAATGTAATAGCAGGTATTTCTAGTATATCTGCACCTTCAGTAGTTGTTCGTGTAAATGGCGTTGCTGGAACTGCTGATACAACTACGCAAGGCACGGGCAATTATGGCAATTACCCGCTTTACTTTGGCGCACGGGCAGGTACATCCGTCTACTTCAACGGTTTAGAATTTCAAACCATCATTGTCGGCAAAGCCCTGACTGCCACAGAGATTAGCAACACTGAAACCTACGTCAATAGCAAAACAAAGGCATACGCATGAGCGACTTTACACAAGCTACCGTCATTGTTGCAGCAGTCGATCAAGTTGTTGCACAAGCTGAAATGGGCGATACCGTCTTTACTACGGGTGCATCTCCCAAGGGAATATTACCTGCAACTGTTTATTTCACCTCCGGCCCGTGGTCAAACGCTGAGATGAGCAAGATGGCAAACGATGTGACATGGCCTAAGAAGATGTACTTTGGTACAGAATGGCAAGACGCACTTGATCAACTTAAATTAAAAATGATTACAGAATCACCAAGTATGTAGTAATATCATCGTACTAGTGCGAACCACTAGGGTTTCTCAGGAAACAAAATGTCAGACGAAGTAAGCCAAGCGGAAGTGCCCGCGCCGGAATTGGAAGCTACGGTAGCCCCAATCTCTGAAGTACAAACGCCGGAAGTACCCGAAGCAGCACCTAAGACCTTCTCACAAGAAGAGTTAGACGCAGCAATCGGTAAGCGGCTCGCTAGAGAGCAGCGAAAGTGGGAAAGGGAAAGAGCAGTTCAACCTGTTGTGCCACAAGCACCGGTTACGCCCGAGCAGTTTGCTTCAAACGAAGATTATGTCGAAGCCTTGGCTGATCAACGTGCAGAGCAAAAGCTAATCGAGCGTGAACAGCGCAAGCAACAAGCTGAAATACTCGAAACCTATCACGACAAGGAAGAAGAGGTTCGCGCGAAGTATACCGACTTTGAACAAGTCGCTTACAACCCGAATCTGCCGATTACTACCGTGATGGCTCAATCTATTCAGGCCTCGGACAATGGCCCCGAAGTGGCATACCACTTAGGCGCAAACCCCCGAGAAGCGGAACGGATTTCTCGACTATCGCCTATCTTGCAAGCCAAAGAGATTGGTAAGATTGAGGCTCAATTAGCCGCAAACCCGCCAGTCAAAAAGACTTCAAACGCACCATCGCCGATTTCACCTGTATCAGCCCGTACGACAGGCACACCGTCATACGATACGACTGATCCACGCTCTATCAAGTCAATGTCTACTTCCGAGTGGATTGAGGCAGAAAGAATGCGTCAGGTAAAGAAGCAGGAAGCGCGCCTCCGCTAACTTATTTTAGGAATTATCATGGCAAACAGTATTCTTACCATTGACATGATCACACGCAAATCACTCGAAATCCTCGAGAACAACCTTGTGATCAGTCGCAACGTCAATCGTCAGTATGACGATTCTTTCGCCGTTGAAGGCGCAAAAATTGGTTCAACCCTGCGTATCCGTCTACCTGACCGCGCATTGGTAACCGACGGTTCCGCCTTGCAAGTGCAAGACGACAACGAGCAATACACAACTTTGACTGTTTCAAGTCAAAAACACATTGGCGTGAACTTCACGTCTGCCGAACTCACTATGCAATTGGATGACTTCGCAGAACGTGTTCTCAAGCCTCGCGTTTCACAGTTGGCATCAAGCGTTGACGCTGACGTTGCAACTGCCTACAAAGGCATTTACAACTCGGTGGGCACTCCTGGCACAACTCCTGCAACATCTTTGGTTCTGCTCCAAGCACAGCAAAAACTTAACGAATTTGCTACCCCAATGAACCCACGTTATGCGACTGTTAACCCAGCCGCCAACGCCGGTTTGGTCGAGGGCTTGAAAGGTCTGTTTAACCCAACTGGTACTATCAGCCGTCAATTTAAGAACGGTATGATGGGTGAAGGCGTATTGGGCTTAGACGAGATCAATATGTCGCAGTCGATTGTTCAGCACACCACAGGTGTTACACCAACCGCTCCTATCGTGGCTACCACGGTGACAGCACAGGGTGCTACGTCTTTGGCGATCAGCTTTACAAGTGGCTCACCTACGTTCAAGATTGGCGACGTGTTCACTATCGCCGGTGTGTTCGCAGTTAACCCACAGACCCGCCAGACTACTGGTTCGCTGCAACAGTTTGTTGTGACTGCTGACGTAACTGTTTCGTCAACAACCACCGCAACTCTGTCTGTCAGCCCTGCCATGTACACCTCGACTAACGCCTTGGCGACCATTAACGCGTTCCCTGCCGCTAATGCCGTGTTGACGTTCTTGGGCGGTTCAGCTACAGCGTACCCACAAAACTTGATCTATCACAAAGATGCAATTTCGCTTGCAACTGCCGATTTGATCTTGCCAACGGGTGTGGATATGGCTTCACGCCAAGTCCATAACGGCATCTCGCTGCGTATCGTGCGCCAATACGATATCAACAACGACCGCCTGCCCTGCCGTATCGATGTCTTGTACGGTTTTGCAGCCATCCGTCCTGTCACAGCCGTGCGACTCTGGGGCTAAACAAATGGGGGCTTATGCCCCCGTTTCTAATTCTTTTTAAGGAAATCTATCATGGCACTCCCTAATGGCGCAGGTGGCTATCAGTTTGGTGATGGCAACGAGTCAGAAATTAACATGGTCACGCAAGTGACTCCTACAGCTAAGACAGCCGCAGCCACTCTGACTCCTGCTGAATTGGCAACCGGTATCATCACCTACACGGGTGCAGCCGTTGCTTTGACAGTACCTCTAGGCGTTGATATTGACGCAGCTTTCCCTAGCATGAAAGTCAATAGTTGTTTTGACTTTTTTATCATTAACATCGGCGCAACTAACGCTGCTACGGTTACAGCCAATACTGGCTGCACTTTAGTTGGCACCGCTGCTGTTTCGGCGGCAACATCATGCCAATGGCGTGTCCGTAAGTCTGGTGATGGTACTTTTGTGTTCAACCGCGTCGCAGGTTAACGCGCAAAGAGGGG